GAAGTGGTGGAGGGAGCAATACTGTTGCCTGTGTTCTGTATATTAGTGCCAGTTACGGAATATTGGTAGCCTGTGTTGTAATCCATTGAATTTATGACTTCAGTAACGACAGAAGTGGTTTCTGTTTTCTGAGTCAAGCTTCCCTGAGTGAAGTTCGGGACAACCGGAACTGAATATCCAGGTTGCATCAACCCATGAAGGATTCCCAGGATGAATCCCAGAGCAATGCCTTCATGTAAACGGTCCATTTATCGGACGGTAATTTCGCTGACGTGCTGTCCCGTGGCCGTCGTGCCTGCCCCACCCGCTGTCACCGTCACTGCCCCAGCAGATGTAATTGTGCCTGCCAGGTCACCAGCTGTTCCTGCTGTGGTGCTGATCACGCTTGAAAAATTAGGCACAGCGCCAACTGTCGGCGCTGATTGTGGGACAGCATCTCCTGCGGTGTAGGACTGACTGAAAGAAAAAGCGCTTCCAGGTGTGTCCTGTGTTGCGGAAATTGTGCCGGGTGCATAAACACCTGAAGTGATTGTGCCAGCAGAAATTGTATTAGCAGTAGTTCCGTCTGTCGTATCGACTCCATTGCCGCTAATGGCAAACGAAGATCCTAACCTCGTTGCGTTTGTTGCAGCAGCGTCGACGGTAAGCTGGACTGAACTCTGCAATTTGTGTGTGATATCAGCGTAAGCAGGTGCTCCCGCAAAAGCGATAATGACAAGCAACCGCCACATAACAAATCCTCGTTCGTATATCGATCTTAGTAGAAGCACATTTAGCGTAAAATGTTTTCATGAAAGACGAAGATTCCCAGTTTTCTTTACGAGACTTGCTCGCAACGCTGGTCCCAGCAGGCGTTTTGTCCTGGGCATTAGCGATGCTAACGGCTAGCTACATGGGACATATCAAGATAGACGCTGCATTTATATCATCTTTGGTCACATCAGTTTTAGCTGTGTACGGCATCAGTCGTAAAGAAGATGGCAAGAAATCTGAGAAAAAACCACCTATAGTTGAGCCGAAGGATAAGCCTCCTACCCTCAAGTGAAATTTAAAACAGTAGGTCGCTCGCTCGAACTACAGTCTTTGAAGGCCACAAATTTATACGCAAAGCCTGGAGAGGATGAAGGACGTGCTTTGATACGTAAATCCTGGCGGTGCCTTAATTGCACGCTTTTGGGAGAGCATGACGGGTTTTCAAAGATAGATACAGGATTCGGAGTCTGGTGGATTAGAAATGAAGATTGGCGGTGCCCTGAAGATGAGCCCAAAGACGAACCTTTCTTGACAGATGGTGATTTGAGATACATCCCAAATGTCCCCTATTTCCCCTGCACAGAATTTGATAAAGACAACGTAAGAAAATCACAAATAGCGACGATGGCAATGTGCCTAAGTTGCTTGGGTATCAGGGGTATAGAAACGTATGAAGATTATTTAGAGCTGTTATTAAAACACGG